CGCTGACGGGATCCATGTCCTCGCTCGCGGGCTTGGGCTGCAGCACCTCGTCCTCGGGCACCTTCATGGCGCGGAGGAACATCTCCTCCACCTTGCGCGGGTCGTACAGCTGAGGCACCATCGCGGCTCGCTGCATGATCGCCTGGATCTGCGCAAAGCGTTGGGTCTCGCTGAAGATTGCCGGGTCGCTGACCGGAATGATGTCCAGCGGGCCGTCAAAGTCCGACGGGTCAATCTCAAGCCCAGCGGCCCGGGCCTCGATGTCCTCTGTCGTCAGGTATGCGCTATTAATGCGGTGCAGAATCTTGAAGCACCGCGCCATCGAGTTATGCAGCCGCGAGTGAATCGAGCTGAACACCACCATGCCTTGCTCGATGAGCGCCATGGTCGTGCCGACCGGCTGGTTGGGGTTCTGGTCGCTTAGCTTCTCAAACGAGGTCTGCACCACACCCTTGCCCGCGTCCACCGAGAAGCCGAGCAACTGAAACAGCACAGGGCTGGGGCCGTTGAACGGGAGCGGCATGGCGAGCTTGCGCACGTCATCGACGAGCGCCCCGCCCTCCATCTCAACAACCTCGGTCGGCTGGACGTTCAGGGTCTGCCCGCCGGGGCCACCCTTCAACTTGAGCAACGTCGGTACGTTCTGAATGTGCGCCGAGTCCAGCAGGGCGCGGAGTGCGCCGGTTGCGGCCCCGCTCAACCCGCCAATCATGTGGGTCAGGCCGATGGGGTACGCGCCACGCCAGGGCACAAACGGGAACTCAACAATCCAGTCCAACTCGCGCTGGAGCACATCGTCGGCCTCCCAGTTGCGGTACAGACTGAGCGCCATACCGGTCGACTTGTCCACGCTGAGGATGTACGGCTCGGGGCCGTCGCCGAAGTCTAGGTACGTGTAGATTTCAAAGATCGTACGCAGTCCGTCTTCGTTGTAGCTGGTGTCCTTGCGGCCTTCAATCTTGTCGTTGGCCTGGCTGGCCTTGCTGAACTCGGGTTCCTCAGGCACACCGAGGTCAACGTCGCGGTACATGCCGGACTTGACGCGGCGCTGGTACTCGAACTTGGTGATGTACTGGACGTGGGTCTTGCGCTCGGCGGTGTAGAAGTTGGTAGCCGCAAAAGGCAGGTACACGTCATCAATCGGCACGAACTCCGAGGTCGGACGACGGTGCAACGGCGACCACATGAACTTGAGGTACTGACCCCCGCCCAGCGGTAGCTGCGTGCTCAGCTGCTCCAACTCGGAGCGGAACTCGACCATCTGCTCGGTCAGCTGCCAGTTCATGAACTCGGCCTTGCGCTCGGCCTTGGCGAGTTTGTCGCGGTCGTTCTCGCCGATGATCTTGCTCTTGACCGGGCCGTTGGGCGGGAAGACCTCCTTCATGAACCGGGCCGAGAAGTCCACGCAAGCCTCGACCAGCATCGGGTGCACGACCTTGTTTGCGCCGGTGAACTGCGCTCCGCCCGGGGCGTCATCGCCCAGTCCGGTGCGGCGCAAGCCTTCCTCGTACTGCTTGTCGCGCTTCTCGCGGGCTTCCTTGTCCTTGTCGATCTTCTCCAACAGGTCGGTGACCGCCGCCTTCAGCAAGTCCTGGTCAACGTCCTCAACGATGTTAGCAAAGTGGGCGGACTGCTTGCGCTCGTCCTCCTCATTCTCAAGACGGATGACCGCGCCACCGTCCTCGGTATCTTCTACCTCAATGTGCTCGTCTTCAAGACGTACCGTTTCGCCCTCGGGCATGTCGTCTTCGAGTCGTTCTACTTCAGCCATAAATGCCCTCACGAATCTGGTTAACAATGTCATCGACCGCCGCCGGGTCGTACTCTACGTAGCCGCCTTCGGCGTATAGCTGGGTGCGGCTTTTGACGTCTTCGGCTTTGAGCTTGCGGGCCTTGGTGATCATAGGCTCCTGCTTACCGGTACCCATCGTGCTGTGACCGTACTGCCGGCCCGCGAACGGGTCAACCAGCACCATCTCCACGTGCGGCGCTTGGCCCGTCTGGGCGGCTCGCTTCTGAGCGTAGTAGTCGGCTACGCGCTTCTGCGGAGTGGCGAAGATCTCCTGCGCCGGGCGTAGCACTTCTGGGTCGAGTGCGACCAGGGACGGCTGCTTACCCATACCGTCTTTGAGTCGCAGCGAATCGATACCCATGTTATGTAGCTCTTCCACCATCTGGCGTGACTGCGGGAAGATCGCGTTCTCGCCCTGCTCAAGGTACTGCCCCGCAGGGATGCCCGGCTCGTAAATGCCGAGTCGGCGAGCCATGGCGTAGACGTCTTCATCGCCGCCGGTGCGACGCGGCTTGGCTTCAAACGTGTACATGCGCGGTGCGCCCGTGAAGCGTTGGAACTGCTGAACGGCTTCGCGCTCCGGGCTGGTGAACAATCCGGGATTCGGTTTGACGAACTCTGCGCCAGCATGATACACAGTCTCGCCCGGCGCTTCACCGGCGTAGCCCCGGTACACACCCATGAGCATCTTCTGTTCTTTGACGTCCGGCGCTTTACCGGCGCTCTTAGCTGCGGCCTTGAGCGGCTTCACCATACCGCCAACCACCGGCACCATCCCCACCCCGGCCAGGCCCATGCCCAGCTTGTCGCCCTCGCGCCGTGCTCGCTCAAAGTCTCGTGCGGCCTGCGCGGTGCCCAGCCCCGGTACGAACCCAGCAGCAATGTCCGCTACGGTCTCGCCGGTGGTCATGTCCTTGGGCGCGTCAAGCGAGAACATCTTACGCATGCTGTTGACCAGGCCGCGAATGTTGTCGCCGGACTTGACGTCTCCGCCCTCGGCATACTTAGCGTGCATCTCGCGCAGTTCAACCGGCCCACCGGTCGCCCACTTCACCTTGTCGGCCCAGTACGCGGGGCTGCTCTTGCCCTTGGCGATGTTCTTTGCGTGGCGGGCCTTGAACGAGGCTCGTTTCTGCTTCATGCGGTCGGACTCGCCCGCCTTGGGCTTGCCTGCCGTGCTCGCGCCCTGCTCGCCGAAGCGTATGATGCGCTCCTTGCCGTCCACCCGCGTCTTCACGATGTGGGACTTGGTCGGATGGCCGGGGGTGCGGCGCGGCTTGTCAAGCGGCAGGCTGTCTTTGTCGACGCGCTCGGTCATTTCTTCCTCGCTGCGCGCATGTTGTCCACGAGGTTGGGGTACGGGCGTCCGGCCTTCTCAGCTGCCGCCTTAGCTGCCGTCTTCTTTTGCGGGCTGAGCGGCTTGCTCGCGCCGAGGTCCTTGGGGCGGGCCTTGTCCCAGATGGGCTTCTTCGGTTTAGATGGCATACGGGTTTACCCTTTCCTTACGGTACTGGCGCGGTTCGTCGTGGTCGCGGGCTTGCGGCAGTTCAAACCAGCCTTCGTTCTTCAGGAAGATCACCGCCTGAGTGAACGTGTCAACGTAGTCATCATGCTCGGCCACCGGGAACTTGGCCAGCTGCTTCAGAAAGCCCGCCGCCCAACTCACCGGATGACCCCGGTTCTTACCGCTCTCCGGCACCCACAACATGCCCAACTCCAGAGTCGGCGCAGCTTGGTGCGCACGGCTCACTTTGTCAGCCATGCCTGGATTATAACCCACGGCTGGCACTTTCGCCAAGCGCAAATCCTGCAGCAATGATTGCCCACTGGCCTTGGCTTCCACAAGCACACGGTCGGGCTTGCGGGCGCGGCGCAGGCCATCTTTGACGGTCGTGCCCCCGTACTCGGTGCCCCAGTCCTTGATCGCCCGCTGGCGCAGGTCGGGGTAGCTCAAGTGCTCGTCCCACGCATCAATGAGCATCGCGTTGCGCTCGTTGTTGTACGTGAAGATCGCCCACACCGTGCAGGCGGTCGGGTCGCCGCTGGTCTTCTCGGTGAAGGCGCAATCGTATGACTGCAGTATGTACTCAAACTGCGGTAGCGCCTTGTCCGCTGGCCAGAGCTGGAAGTGCTTGGTCTTGAGGATACCGCCCTCAGCCGGGGTGGGGTCTTGCTGCAGCTGGCCGGACGAGCCGTACGTGCCAAGTAGCTGCTTGAGCCGGGTGATCTCCTCCGGGCCGAACCGTTCGGGGCAGATGAGTTCGCCTTTGACGCGGCGCGGGTCGTACGGGCCGAGCACGGTCTTGCGCTGCTTGCCGTCCCACTCGGCTGGAATGCAGATATGCTCCCACCCGCCAATGTCCTCAAGGATGTGACCACTGATGTCCCGCTCGTGCAGGCGCTGCATCACGGTCACCATCGCGTCGGTCTTCGGGTTGTTCAGTCGCGTCGACCAAACCATGTCAAACCACTCAAGCGCCGACTCACGCATCGTGTCCGACTGCGCGTCCTGCGCCCCGTGCGGGTCGTCAAGTATCAGCCGCGAGCCGCCTTCACCCGTGGCGGTGCCGCCCACCGACGTGGCGAGCCGGTAGCCGGTCTTGTCGTTCTCGAATCGCTGCTTGGCGTTCTGGTCTCCCGCCAAGGTGAACATGTGCCCCCACCGCTCCTGATACCACGGGGACTGGATGAGTCGCCGGGCCTTCAGGTTGTCACGGATTGACAGGTTGCCTGAGTACGACGCGGCGAGGAACTTCTGCGCCGGGTCGGTGAGCCACTCCCACATCGGCCACATCACCGACACGATAGTCGACTTGCTGTGCCGGGGCGGGATGTTGATGAGCAGGCGGAGAATCTCCCCCGCGCTCACCGCCTCAAGGTGCTCGCAGATCTCTTCGATGTGCCATGACGGGATGAACGGCACCCCCGGCTCAACCACGTGCCACGACTGCTTGACGAACTCGTACAGCGACGCGGACGCCGCACGGCGCTCGCGCTCACGCTTGATCATGTCAAGCATCACTGCCGGGTTCAACGGGGCATTCATTGCAGCGGTACGACTCCATCGTGGTAATAGTCTCGCCCGTCCAGGGCGCGGTGGTAGAACATGAAGTGCAACCCGTGCTCAGCGCAGCGGTGGTGCTCAAGCCGGGGCTTGCACCAGCACTCAGCGCCGATGTCGTGCTCCTTCAGGTCGTCAACCGGGATGCGGTGCATCTCGTCCGGCCACTCCGTATCGAGCAGCAACGGGTTCATGACTTCTTGAACCGCCCGCGCTCGTCGCGGTCAGTCAACATCTTGAGCCGGTTATGCAGCACCTCGTTGTCCGCCAGCGCCTGAGTCAGCGCACTGCGCAGGCGACGAATGCGGCCCCACGGCCACAGCACATCCAACACTCGTTCACGCAGCTGGCGCATTAACAGTCTCCTTGACGAAGGTGCCGTCCGGCATCAGCGTCCCGCGACGGTCTTTGATTTCCTCATACGCACCCACCAAGCACTCAACCATGTCAAGGTCGTGCAGGGCGCAGTAGTTGATGAGGCAGACGAGCACATCGCCCACCCCGTCCTTGATCTTCTCGCGGTCGCGCTTGCCCTCGGCGTCGCACAACTCGCCCATCTCCGCCACCGCCTTGAGCAGCTGGCTCGTGGGTGTGGCGTTGGGAATGATGCGCCGGGCCTCGGCCCAGCGGATGATCTCCATCTCAACCTCGCGGTACGTGTACACGCGCAGGCGGCTCATCGCGGTAGTGCTCATTTGCCACCCCCGGCTTTCATCATCAGCTGTTGCATTCTTTCCAGCTCCTCATCAGACAGGTTCTTCAGGTCAATCGCCGCCAGGGTGATTGGCCCGCCGTCGGCCCCGGTGTGCTCGGTCGTGACCTTGTCGCCGTACACCTTGGGCAGCATCTTTGACAGCATCCACTTGCGGGTGTCAATCTGAACCCGCTTGTGCGCAATGACGTCGGCGCTCAGGGGCATGAGCACCTTCTTGAGCCGGGGTTCGCCCTTATCGTCAAACAGCGGCTTGCCGTCCGGGTCGAGTTCCTGAATCGTCACCCACTCGTGCGTCTTGTCGCTGATGGCGAGGATCTCGTCAGCGAGCAGCGTGTAGCCGACTTCGCGCGCATGCGCGTAGTGCTGGCCAATGCCCGCAGGGTCCTCCTGCACCCAGTCCAGAAAAGTCGACGCATGCGGCATGCCGGGGTCGGTCGCACAGATGTTCTCAAGCGAGCGCCCGCGCTTCAATTCCGAGCAGACGTGCGCAACGACCGCGTCCCGGTCGTACCGGCGCGGTGCTCCGACCTTGCCCTTCGGTTTGCTCTTTAGATCTGTCATCTCATTCATTATAGCCTTCCACATTCACAAAAGCCAAGCCCCAAAACCAATTGATCGTTCGCTCTTCGAGAGGGCAGTTGAACGATCAAACCGAACGATTACTTTTCACCCACAAAAACAACCACTTACGGGAGCCAAGCCGAAAACACGAAAATCTCCCGAACGATTACCCGAACGATTACCCAAACGACCGACCGAACGATTAGCGTAAGTCATTGTCACACAACACCTTTCGTTCGCAGAACCTGCTGATCGGCTACGGAGAGAGGACGCAGTCCCTCTCCTCCGACGATCGAGCGATTCAGGCCAGGTCGCAGGCCAATCGTTCGGAGTGATCGTTCGGCGCGATCGTTCGAACGATTACCCGAACGATTAAACCGAACGATTACTTTTTCATCGACCATTTGACCTTATCCTCCGGGCGCAGCGTCGGCAGTGGAGCCCAGTGCGTCCACCACTTGTCTTTGCCGTTGTAGTTACCGTAGACCGCCACTCCCCCGGCCCCCAGCAGTTGCACTTTTACGCCGAGCGGGCAGGTCGCAATCGGCAACCAGTAGTAGGTGCGGTCAATGGCGACGGTGTTGTCGCGGTTGAGTTCGGGCTTGTCGGTCACAACGCCTCCTCCAGCCGCACCTTAACCTTGACCACTTTAGCCTTCAGGTTCAGCCAGTATGTGTTGTCGGCCAGCCAAAGCTGGGCGTGCTTCTTTGTTTTGAACAACAGCGTCCCGAGCGGGGTCTTGAAGTGCGGATCCCGCACCAGCCCGTGCTGCGTCTTGACGGCCCAGAGCGTTTTGGGTTTCATGTTTTCTCTCCCACGGCGCGTTTGAGCCGCTGCATCGCGTCCAGCACGTACCCTTTGACCATATGTGGGTATTGGTCGTGGTAGGTCTCAAGTTCGGCTAACATGTCTCGAGCCGACTGCTTGAGCGTTTGAAAGTCTGCTTCGACTTCAGCCAGCAGCTGCTTAAAGGCCTGCTCAGCGCCGCAATCGCACTCGCCCGGCGGATAAGCCGGGGCGCGGTGCCGAGCGCAGTCGGAGGCGTGATGCAGACCCATCATCTCGCGGTTGATATCGCCTTTGATCTTGCTCATCTTTAGTCCTTTCCCAGCGGGCTGACGTGGTCTTGCGGATACCAAGCATCCATCAAGTCACGGTAAGCCTGCAAAGACTCAACTGCCGTGTCGTGCCATCTCGCGCTGGTTGGGTCTAGCGTCAGGCACTCAAGGTCTAAGGCCATGCGTTTTGCCAGTGGCTCCAAAACAGCCAATTGATCGAGCGCATAAGACAGCTTGTCTTGCAAGGCAAGCATGGCGCTAGTGACCATACTTGGCACACCTTTAGCGTGGGCCAGTTCCTGAAGGGTATAGGTCGGCACAGCACTGTCCTTGCTGCGCTCTCCACGGTAAACCGTCCCGTCGCCGTACATATTGTGATCTCCGCTCATGGTTCGTACCCCGTTACAATTATGTGATTCTTTGCTTCTTCCAAAGCACCGATAAGTTCAAGTCGGTTCTCAACTTTTGAACATTTGATTTTGAATTGCCCACTCCCACGGTGGAACATCAACACGATTGCCGCATCAGGCTCCTCGTCAATCGCCTCATTTAGCGTTGCCTTTGCCGCTACTTTGTATTCGTCAAACGTCAGTGATTTAAGTTTGCTCATGTGTTCCACCTTGCTCGGACTGCTGCTGCCATTTCTTGCGCCCATTTCCTGTCGAACGCATCACAGGCTAGGTCTGCTTGTTTATCCAGAGACTGAGCACACGCCTCTCGCTCGTCAGCACGGACAAGCTCGGCAAAGCGTTCAAATACAGGCGCAAGATCACGGTTAACCCACATCATGTGGTCAAACATCCCTCCAGCCTCACGCGCCATTTCAATTACGGTCTTCATGTGTTCTTCTCCTTGATTGCATAGTCGTGGAATATCGCCCCCTTGCTTGCGTCACCAACCTTGCAGGACTTAACCCAGACATTCTTCCCAGTCTTTAGCCTTCTCAGGTGGCCTCTACGCTCATGCAGGCGGGGTGATGCGTGTGTGCCCCCTTTGGACTCTTGGCGGGGCTTAGATGGCTCAATCCACACCGTTGTCCAGTCGTAGGTTGGCAGCTTGCCTTGTTGAATTTTGCGGCGATTGGTGAATGTGTCGCGCACTGATGGGGTGTATGCCTCCATGCGACTATCCATAGCCCCGTACCACGCTCCAAGTTGCGCCAACATCAACTCAGCAAGCTCTTTGTCTACGGGTTCATCTTCGTTGACGGAACCATATCGAATCTGGTCACCTTCAATGAAGTAAAACATTGCAGGGAT